GTAGCCAATGGTCAACTTGAGGTAGGCATCTACGGTTATGTTTGTGTAGTTAATCGCTACCCAGCAGCTTTCCGTGCAGTACAGGTTGCATAAGTAACACACTAAGTCGCTCTGGGGAGTAGTAGCCCTCTACTCCCCAGAGTCTTTAGAAAGGATTAAAATGGCACTGACAACAGTTTCAGAACTCCGCACAACTCTCGGAGTCGGCACGTTGTACACAGATGCCGTTTTACAGGAAGTGTGTGACGCAGCAGATGCAGTCCTACTTCCAATGCTATGGGCTCCTAAATGGTTTTCAGTAGCGCACAGCAATGTTCCAGCTATAGGCACTTTATATTTTAATGATTCTGTTTATGATACTTTTTATGTAGGTCAAAGCGTAACTATTGCTAACTCTGGTGCATCATATAATGGCACTAAGACAATCACAGCAGTAGGGGATTATTCAATAAGTGTGGCAACCAACCACGCAGGCACTCAGGCTTACCATCCTATTTTCCCTTATGGGACAGTTTCTACAACAACTTATACAGACTGGACAACAGACACAGCAGTGCAAAATGCGGCTCTTATGATATCTGTTGATATCTGGCAAGCACGAACCGCGAGTTTAAGCGGTTCAAATGCTGTCGATTTCCAGCCAAGCCCTTATCGAATGAGCGCACAGCTTCTCGCTAAGGTGCGAGGATTGATTGCACACGCACTTGACCCACGCTCAATGGTCGGCTAATGCCTGTTCCAATTACCACCCTTAGAACTACTTTAGCTACAGCCTTAGTAGATAATACAAAGTATCAAGTTTTTGCTTTTCCGCCTGCGCAAATTCTTGCAAATTCTGTGATCGTAAGTCCTTCAGATGAATACATTGTTCCAACAAATAACCAGCACATAGGCATTAGCCCTATGGCTAACTTTCGGTTGATCATCACGACCGCCTTATTTGACAACGAAGGCAATTTGAATGGCATAGAAGATTTTGTTTGTGCCGTGTTTAAGAAGCTATCCACATCAGCCTTAACATATAATGTAAGCGCAGTAAGCGCACCAAGTATTCTCAATGTTGCAAGCGGGGAACTGCTGAGCTGCGAGATGTCCGTATCCATTTTAACAAGTTGGGAATAACCATGTCCGATTGGGAAAAAGAGAACGAAGCCTTTCTGATTAAAATCGGACAGGTTGCACCATCAACACCAAAACCAGCATCTACTAAGAAAGACGAGGAATAACCTAAATGGCTGTATTTCTAAATAACAAAGTCGGGGTCAAGGTTAATTCTGTTGATCTCAGTGATCACGTACAATCAGTGACTTTAAACCGCACATTTGACGAACTATCTGTTGTTGCTATGGGCGATAGCTCAGCAAAGGCAGTTAAAGGCTTAGAAACATCTTCTATTACTATTGATTTTCTAAATGACACAGCAGCAGGTAACGTTCTTCCAACATTGCAAGCAGCATATGGAACAACTGTAACTGTAGTATTGCTACAGGACAAGGCTGCGGCTGTCTCAGCAACAAATCCTTTGTACACGATGAGTTGCTTAGTCAACAATCTCACCGATATTAACGGTGCAGTTGGAGACATTTCAATGCAATCAGTTACATGGAATTGTAATTCAACAGTTGCGGTAGCAACAACAGGTACTTTCTAAAAAACTAACTAAGGGGCAAAAATGGCAAGACTGAAGATTGTTCGACAAGATGGAAGCGTATTGGAAGGCGAGATTACTCCAGCAGTGGAGTACGCTTTTGAGCAATATGCTAAAAAGGGTTTCCACCAAGCTTTTAGAGTTGACGAAAAGCAGTCAGATGTCTATTGGTTAGCATGGGAAATTACACGCAGGTCAGGTGAAACTGTAAAGCCTTTTGGATTGGAGTTCATCGAAACGCTAAAAAGCGTAGAAGTGTTGGACTCTGACCCTTTAGCATAAAGCGAGATCTGCCATTCACCTACCTAATAGCTCGTCTTAGTATTAGGTTGCAGATCCCGCCACAACATTTATTAGAGCTAGACAAAGTAATGCTAGATGCACTACTGCAAGGTCTAAAAGACGAAGCAAAGGAGATCAAAGATGGCTACAGAAGTAAAAGGCGCCCTTGAACTCCGTGTAGCTTTAAGAAACTATGCTCCAGATTTAGCAAAACAATTAACTGTTGAACTAGGCAAGATTTTAAAGCCAATCGTTAATGAAGCTAGATCTTTTGTGCCACCTACATCTCCTATGAGTGGATGGCAACCTCGTTCATTTTCTGAAGCAGCATTTCCTATGTATGACGCAGGTGTGATTCGCAGAGGTATTGTGTATAAAACAACACCTTCACAACCTAATCGCAATGGCTTTGTAAATACAATAAGAATCCAAAACAATAGCCCTGTTGGTGCTATTTATGAAAGAGCTGGTCGTAAAAACGGTCAGGGTCAAGATTGGGTAGGACCAAAAGCAGGCGGTGCAACAAAGAGCGTATCCAGATCAGTAAATCCTTATGCTGGCAATCAATTTATTTCTAATCTTGGTCAGCTTTACGGACGTAGCAGAAACGGTAGTTCTGCCATGATGGGTCGCTTAATCTTCAGAGCATGGGCTAAAACACAAGGTAGAGCTAACGCTGCTGTATTTAAGGCTATTGAAAACACTACTGCTCAATTCAATAGAAGATCAGAAATGGTAGATTTGAGGAGAGCCGCATGAGCAATGTAGCTATTAACATTGCCGCCGAATTCACAGGCAAAAAGGCTTTTAAGCAAGCTGAAACAGCAACACAAAAACTAACAGGCAATGTCAAGAAACTAGCAGGTGCAGTAGGTATTGCTTTTGGAGCTAATGCCATCCTTGCCTATAGCAAGGCATCTGTTAAAGCTTTTGCTCAGGATGAAGCTGCCGCACTTAGACTTAACAGAGCTGTAGAAAATCTAGGCATTGGCTTTGCCAACCCTCAGATCGCTGAATACATAGCCAATCTTGAAAAATCGGCAGCGGTCGCTGATGATGTTCTTCGTCCAGCGTTTCAGGGTCTATTGACCACCACTGGCTCATTGGCTCAGTCTCAGAAACTTCTTAATGATGCAATCACAATCAGCCGAGCTTCTGGCATTGATCTTGCTACAGTTACAGAAGATTTAGGCAAAGGTTATGTTGGGGTCACTCGTGGTCTAGCAAAATACAACACAGGCTTAACCAGAGCAGAACTAAACACCAAAACATTCTCAGAGATATTAGGAGTTATTCTTAATAGATCAGCAGGTGCAGCAGAAGATTATTTGACCACGACTTCTTACAAAATGGAAGTTCTAGGCATTGCAACAGGCAACGCTTCAGAAATTATTGGAGAAGGTTTTATAGATGCTTTAGCCCGCGTTGGTGGCGGCACAGAAGCTAGTGATGCAGCCAAAGCCATTGAAGGTTTAGCTAAAGCCTTCAACTTTGTAACATTAGGTGCAGGCACAGCGTTAGGCGGAATAACTAGCGTACTAAGAAACCTAAAAAATCTACCTAAAGATATCTTTATGGGATTTGCTGGCAAGCAAACTGGTTTAAATTTTCCAGCTCCAAAAAAGACTCCACCTACAGAAAGCCTAAGCGAGAAAAAGCAACAGGAAGCTTTAGCTGCGTTAGAAATAGCAGCACTGAAGCGCCAGAAAGAATTGAACGCTCTTAAGAATAAGCAACTAGCAACACAAAAGAAGTTAGCTGCTGACAAGAAGAAGCAAGAAATACTTGATAAGGCTGCTTTGCTTCTTGCTCAAGGTCAAAAGGTATTTGACGAAGAAGGCATCCAGTTAGCTGCTGCTGCACAGGGCAAACTGACAGAAGAAGAGCGAGTAAGAGTCGCTTTAAAGAAAGACATCTACGACTTAGAAGCTGCAATTAACGAAGAGAACATAAGTGCTGCTGCTCGTTTATCTGCGAGCATGGTATCTAATGCTCAGAAGTTATCAGCTTTACGCGGTGACATGATTAGCTTAGGCGGCGTACCTAATCCATTTGAGGATTGGTTATCGACTCTTATGGCGATTGCTGCTCAATTAGCAGCTTTAGCTAATATTCCTTTAGCTACTTTATCTAGCGGTATGTCTAAAGCCTTCGCTTATGATTTAGGTAATCCTTATGATATCGATCGTTCAAGAATAGGAGCTGCTGAACTAGCTCGTAACTATGATTTTGGTAATCCATTTGATGCCGATAGAAGCGCAGCAGGTAGAGCGCAAATAACAAATGTCACACTTAATGTAGGCGGCTCAATTAGCACAGAGCGCGACATTGTTGCAGCCATCACTCAAGGGCTCTATGCACAGCAAGCAGCAGGAACTCCAGTTAATTACAGCACGGTGTACTAATGGCATTACCAGCAATCCCTATTGTAAAAATAAACCTGACTGGCGGTGCTTCCTTCGGGGAACCCTTTGTGCTTGGATCTAGCCGTCTAGGTTTTGCTGAACTCGCTTCTGGCTCGACCGTCATTGTTGATGTATCTAATCAAGTGTCTAAAATTGATACTCGTAAAGAACGCAACTTATTTCAGGACAAGTATTTGTCAGGATCCGCAACTGTGAGAATTATTGATGAAACAGGCGCGTGGAACCCCCAGAACACATCAAGCATTTACTATCCCAATCTTGTACCTTTACGCTCTATACAAATTTCAGCCAATTACGGTGGAACAAATTATCCAATTTTTAAAGGTTACATTACGGAATACCTTTACACATATCCGCGAGATCAAGAAATAGGATATGTCGATTTAGTATGCTCGGATGGATTTAAACTGCTATTTAATTCTAATGTCACTACTGTTACAGGACAGGTAGCAGGACAAGACACAGGTACACGCATTGACAAAATTCTCAACACAGTGGGCTGGCCTGTAAGCCAAAGATCAATTCAAACTGGAAACACGACATGTGTAGCTGATCCTGCAACCGTTCGCACAGGACTTGCGGCTATTCAGCAAGCCGAGTTTACAGAGCAAGGTGCTTTTTATGTGGACAAGTCTGGCAACGCTGTATTTAAGAACCGTCAGTTTGTCTATGATGCTCAATCCGTAGCACCTACCAAATTCTCAAATGCCTCAGGATCTTCAGACATTTCTTATGCTGGAATTACATTTGCTCACGATGACAAAACCATTGTGAACGCGTGTAGCGTGACTCGTATAGGCGGAACAGTTCAGACCTATTCCGATGCCACATCTATTGCACAATACTTTTTGCACTCAGTCACAGCAGATCAAATGTTAATGCAGACAGACGCGAACGCTTTAGCTCTAGCAACCGCTTTTGTCACGACTCGCAAGGACACCACGATACGAATTGACTCTATTACTCTTGACCTAGTGACCCTTGCTTACGGAGCTGGCATAGTCGCAGCTTTGGATCTTGATTACTTTGACACAATGGAAATCACCAATGTGAATGTCTCTGGCACTACGATTGTCAAGAAGCTCCAATGTCAGGGCATAGCCCACAGCATCACCCCTAACACTTGGAGAACCACATTGACGACACAGGAGCCTTTACTCGATGTTATGTACTAGAATTGACCCTATGAAAGAGGTGTGCTAATGGCTGTTGGATTACCAGCAAAGACTACTTACGCGAACGGAGATGTTTTCTCCGCATCGGACATTAACGATACCAATGGCACGATTAACCTTATCGGTCAGACTAATAACTTTTATGCTGGCAAGAACGCAATCATTAACGGCAACTTTGGCATTTGGCAACGCGGCACATCATTTACTCTTACCAATGGAGTTGCATCTTATACAGCAGATCGATTTATGGTTCAATGCAATTTCTCGTCAGGTTCATCTACTGCTACACAACAGACTTTCACACCAGGTACAGCACCAGTTGCAGGATATGAAAGCCAGTTTTTTCTACGCATTACCAACTCAGCAGGTGGCACAAACACAGAGTTACAACAGCGTGTAGAGGATGTGCGTACCTATGCGGGTCAAACAGTTACCATTTCATTTTGGGCAAAGGCATCTAGCGCAGTCACAATGGCTAATACAATTATTCAGAACTTTGGTTCAGGTGGTTCAGGTTCAGTTAGCACAACTGGTACTTCTCAAACTTTAACTACTTCATGGGCTAGATACTCAACAACTATTACAGTACCTAGCGTTTCGGGTAAGACAATAGGAACAAGCAGTTACTTGCAGGTTTATCCAATGTATTATTCATCAGGCACTATTGCATCTAATGTTATCGATGTATGGGGCGTACAACTAGAAGCAGGTTCAGCAGCCACAGCCTTTGAAACTGCAACAGGAACCATTCAAGGTGAATTGGCTGCTTGCCAAAGGTATTATGAGAAATCATATAGACAAGCAGTAGTGCCAGGTAGTTCTGGCGCAGACACAAATGATTCGGTGGTACCTATTTCAAGTGTTGCTAATAATGAAAGTTATCAAACATACAGATTTGCTGTAACAAAAAGAGTTGACCCATCAATTACTACATATTCTTACAATGGAGTAACAAGCAGGTCATCTAACTCAGGTGGCTCTGATTATGGTGCAAACAGCGCGGATGCGTGGCGTGCATCTCAATCTATGTTTATTGTTAGAAATAGTTCAGGCAGTTCAATGACGATAGATGCAGCAAGGTTCATATACTTAAACTGGGTAGCAAGCGCGGAGTTGTAAAATGGAATACACATATATCGTAAGAGAAGAAAACGAAACAATTCTGAGAGTTGATGCTGAAGGAAATGTGTCAAACATTCCAAAAGACTTAGGCAACTCTGACTACCAAGAATATCTAAAGAGTCTTGATGAAGCCTTTACTCTGTAAAGCTGGTCAACAACTTCGTGAGCAGATTGATGATTCATTTCCTGACCGCGATAGAAAGTCCGATGGTTGGATAGGCGATGCTCGTCACCAAAAAGCAGGTACAAGTGATCACCTGCCCGATCCGATTAACGGACAAGTTCGGGCTCTTGATGTGGACGCGAATCTCGACTCACGAGCCAATACAAGTGTTTATCTTGCCGATCAGATTCGTGAATGTGCCAAGCGCGATAAAAGAATCAAGTACATCATTCATGCAGGAAAAATTGCATCCAGAAAATCACTTTGGCGTTTTGTCAAATATCGCGGAATCAATGCTCATCATTCTCATATCCATGTCAGTTTTAATAAAGAAGGCGACCAAAACGGTAGCTGGTTTGATATCCCGATGCTAGGAGTAAATAGATGAACATGAAGAACCCTTTAATCCTTACTGCTGGAGCTTTTCTCTCAGCTTGGGCTGCAAGTAATTTCGATGTTGATTATCGCGCAATTCTTTGGGCGGTTCTAGCAGGCGTATTTGGATATGCCACTCCGAAAAAGTAATGACAGCCCAAGACTGGGCGGCTGTTGTAGCTGTTGCGCTGACCGTTATTGGTTCATTCATTGGATCAGTCAAATGGTTAGTAAAGCATTACCTAAGCGAACTAAAAAATAATGGCGGAAGTTCGATGCGCGACGAACTTAATGAATTAAGGGTGCGTGTCGATACAATACTTCGACTCTTAGAGAGGTAACAATTATCTCATGGCAAGAAAAGCAACTAAGGCGTTAGAAGATCAAGGCTATTCACGACTTGATGCTTTTTGTATCGGGCTGCATGAATACTACAAATCATTAAAAAAGGCAGGCTTTCCTGAGTCTGTTGTGTTATTTATGATTACAGAGCCTCAAGCCTATCCTGCTTGGATTTTGCCTACACCAATAGATCCCGAAAAATTCGGTGACTATGAGGATGACGATGAGGACGAATGACCTTAAACAAATCTCGTATTTTAGTTATCAGCGATCTTCAAATTCCGTACCATCACGAAGCAGCAGTCAAAAATCTAATTAAGTTAGTCAATCGAGAGAAGTTTGATTTAGTATTAAATACGGGCGATGAGCTAGATATGCAGGCTCAATCAAAATGGGCGAAGGGTACGAAGCTAGAATGGGAAGGGCAGCTAGATGCTGATAGAACGCTTGCGCAAAACATTCTTTGGGACTTACGCACAAGCGATATCACTCGTAGCAATCACACGGATCGGCTCTACCACACCTTACTCAGAGGAGCACCAAGTCTCATAGGATTGCCAGAGCTTGAGTATCCAGCCTTTATGGATTTCAAGTCTCTAGGTATTCGTTTCCATAAGAAGCCATTTGAATTCCATCCTAACTGGGTCTTGGTTCATGGCGATGAAGGATCAATGAACTCCAATGCAGGACTGACAGCTCTAGGTCTAGCCAAGAAATTCGGTAAATCAGTTGTCTGTGGGCATACGCATAGAGCAGGCATCAGTGCCTATTCTGAGGGCATAGGAGGCTCATACAGGACTTTGTGGGGCGTAGAAGCAGGGAATGTCATGGATAAGAAAAAGGCGTCCTATCTCAAGGCAGGGGCGGCTAATTGGCAAATGAGCGTGGCTATTTTGGAAACTTATGGAAAGAATCTTTCGCCTATGCTTATTCCTATCAATAAAGATGGCTCATTCACCGTGTATGGCAAGACTTACGGTTAAGCATGGATACGCTCATAACGGACATTTTCCCGATATATCGCACTATCGATGATGCTATGGATGACACAGAGTTGTTACCAACTGTTCATCTTGCGTTCATCTAAATATGCTTGACTCCGCCTATATCCATGCAACACTAATGCCATAACCAATCGAACGAATTGGGAAAAGGGGCAACAAATGGGCGCAATGAAGGCAGTTTATATGAACATGGCAGAAGACTTTGAGAATCTCAATGAAACCTCAATGCAGTTTAAGGGCAATAACTGGGAAGCTCAGGATGGGCGTTTTGAAGGCAATGTCAATTACAATCTTGATTACATCTACTGGTTCGACAACTATGCCAATCTGATGGCAGCTCGCACTATCCTGCAAGATTTTGGCAATAGCTACGAAGTTCTGTTTGACGATGCTTTAGGTCAGTGGACACTGATCACTGACTATCAATCAATGTGTTGGAGTAACTAATGTCACCAATTTTATGCTTTGTTTTTGGGGTTGTATTTACAGTGATTGGTTATTACATGGGCATTACAATCGGTAGAGAACAAGGACACCGTAATGGCTATCTTCGAGGTCGCGCAGTATCGCGACAGGAATTTTGGAAGGAATAAATGAAAGCAACTGAGGCACTTAATAATGCAATCGACATCATGCAAGATCGTGGCGCAATATACGGACATCCTCGAATCAATCAAAATCGCATCGCTTTGCGGTTATCCAGTCTTTTTGAGCAAAAGGTCACAGACGCTCAAGCTGCACTTGCAATGGTCGAGGTCAAACTTAGCAGAATCCAAGAAACACCAAGCCATGTCGATTCCTATATTGACGCAATCGCTTATCTCGCGATAGCAGTGCAACTACAAACAGAAGAGGATGAGTTCTATGTTTAATCTTGATGAATACACTACGGTTAAAGAGCGCATTAAATTGTTCTGGGAAAAGTATCAAGATGGTGCAATCGTCACAGAAATTTTGGATTGGAGTGACACGCGCTTTATTATGAAAACATCTCTGTTTCGTCTCTGGACTGACGAAAAACCTTTTGCAACTGGTCACGCAAAAGAAGAAGTGTCAGAGCGTGGCGTGAACAGAGACTTTGCTTTAGAAAACTGCGAGACCAGCAGCGTTGGGATTGCCATGAAAAATGCCAATATAGGCACAGAAAAACACGCTCCAAGTCGTGAAGAAATGATTAAAGTAACTAAAACTCAAATGGCAAAGCCAAAAGAATACGTGCCAGTTGAGAAGGAAGATGATGCGTGGACTATTAAGACTGTTCCAATGCCAATAACCAGTGAAGAAGCTGTTGCAACAGTGAAGGACATTATAGGCGGCACGACTGACAAGGACATTCCTAGTTGTGCTCACGGCAAGCCAAGAATCTTGCGCACTGGCACATCCAAGCAGGGTAAGCAATGGGCTGCTTGGGATTGCGTATTTAAGGCTGCTAACTATCAAGTAGGGCAAGAAAAAGGTTGTGAGCCTGATCGTATATGGCTTGAACTCAACAGTAACGGACAATGGATTCCCCAGAAGGTAAGGGCATAACAATGGGCGAAATGGTAATATTTGATGATGGCACAGCAACCATCATGGGCGGAGAGCTCACAGAACCGCAGGATATTGTTATCTATTGCGATCTTTGCAATGAACCTGTGGCTATTACTCCAGAGGCTAATGATCAGGTGTTTATTACTTGTCTAAGATGTCATGCAGTATCACATATTGCACTGACAGTAAATAAAGAACTAGATGAGTCAACAGAGTCGTAAACATAGAGGTTACGCGACCGAAAGGCTAGTGGCATCATATTTGCAGCAATGGTGGTCACACGCTACTGTCGGTCGAGGTCAAGGGAAAGATGTTCAAGGTGTCCCGTTCGACATTGAGATCAAGGCTAGAAATTCCCTAGACATAAGTGGAACGCTGCGCCAGATCAAAGCACGCACGTCTAAATCGGGGGAACTCGGATTTGCCTGCTTCCGCCTAAACGGAATGGGAACTGCATCAGTCGAGCAATTCGTCTGCATGTTGCCGTTAGGTGATCTGGTGCAGCTTCTACGAAAAGCAGGCTATGACAGATTACCACCAGACATTGATTGGGAAGCGTCAAGCATTAGATGTGATTCATGCGGTAATTGGAAAATTAAATGGTGGGAGTGCAAAGCCTGTGGGAAAGAAGCGTCTGATGCCGATGTATGAATACCGTTGCCCATTATGTAATACACAGATGGAGCTTGAACTATCTATGGATCACGATTTAGTTAGATGTACAGACTGTGGTGCTCAAGCTAATCGCATCTATTCAGTACCTAACATTTCATTTAAAGGGAAAGGATTTTACTCTACTGATAAATAGACACGCGTTCTGACCAGCACTTATAGAAATGGATTTGACATGACCAGTACACTCAGAGGGCTAGAGCACACCAAGTGCTCAGAGCGAACCGTGAAGCGGTTAGTTCGCTCGGTAGCAATCGTTATCGGGGGAGCTCTATGCTTCTCCGTTGTATCAGCAGCAAGTGCGACAAACGATCCTAATAAAAGACTTACATCAAAGCAATATGCACAAGGACAACTAACAGTTAAATTGTACAAATGTGTAGCTGTATTGTACGGAAAAGAAAGTGCTTGGAATTGGAAAGCAGTAGGTAACATAGGCGGTACACATCAGGTCTATGGCATACCACAGGGTAAGAGCGAATGGTTAAAGGATGCTAACCCAATAGAACAAATTGATTGGGGCTTACGTTACATAGGCAATCGGTATGGATGGGTGAGTACAATAGAAGGTATGCAACCTAATACCTGTGCTGCACTTGATCATTGGAAACGTAAGTCATGGCATTAGATAAGCTAAACAGTCGTAAGTATCGCGTGCATAAGCAGCGCGTCTTTGCTCGCGATGGTCGTATCTGTCGTTACTGTGGCACAGATGAAGAACCATTGCACATTGATCACATCATTAGTCGCAAGCGTGGTGGTACGCACGATTTAGAAAACCTTCAGGTACTTTGTAAGAGCTGTAACCTACGCAAATCAAGCAAGGATGAGGGCGTTTTTTTAGCACAGATGGCTAC